GATCCCAAGAACAAGAACCCATCGCGCTTCTCCCGGCTCCCGGGCGCATGGCGGGGCTCGGAGAAGCAGAAGCTGTTGGCCAACTCCATAGGCGCTCGCTCGTGGGAGGAATGGCTCACCGACCGCGAGTCCATAGACGACAGCGCCACGATCGTGTCGATCAAAGACCTGATGCACTTTGATTCGGACAACGATCCGGACAACCTCATCGGCAAACGGTGGCTCACCCGCGGCTCCTCCATGATCCTCAGCGGCGGCACCGGCATCGGGAAATCCTCCCTCATGATGCAAATCGTCATCCGGTGGTGCCTCGGCAAGGACTTCTTCGGCATCGCTCCGGTGCGGCCATTGAAGATCGGGGTCATCCAAGCCGAGAACGACAAGGGCGACCTCGCCGAAGCCTTCCAAGGAGTTGGACTAGGACTGGACATCAGGCCAGATGAGATGAAGTCGCTCCAACAACAACTTGAGTTCCGCACCGAGGCCGTCCGCACCGGTGACGCATTCCTGGCCTACGCCCGCCGGTTCATCCTCCGCTCCAAGCTCGATGTCATCGTGGCCGATCCGCTCTTCTCCTACTTCGGTGGCGACCTAAGCGATCAGGGCGAGGTCAGCGTGTTCTTGCGCAACAAGCTCCAGCCCATCCTCCACCAGACCAAGGTCGCTTGGATCTGGATGCATCACATCTCCAAAGCCCAGCGCAAGGACGGAGAGCCCATGACCACCATGGAACTCGCCCACTCCGGGTTCGGATCCAGCGAACTCGCCAACTGGGCGCGGGAGATCGCTGTCCTGGCAGAAGTAGGCCAGTCGAAGCCTCGTAGGTTCCAACTGGCCTTCTGCAAGCGGGGATCGAGACTGGATGCTAACTCACTTCATCTTCAGCATTCTCCCAAGGGGATTGTGTGGGAGCAGTGGAATCCGATGGTGATGACCGGGGCGCAACTGAAGGAGCCGAAGCCTCCTGATCGGCGGCCAAGGCGGCGCGGATAGGGCCCCAATAATCATTGTAAGCCTTCCGGTTAGCCGCCTCTTCCTCTTCCCGCTTCTTACGCTCCAGCTCCTCAGGATCCACATCCGGGGAGCTTTTCTCTTCATGGTCCTCATCGTCTGAGTCGGCCACATCCTCGGTCTTCTTGCCTCCCTTGCGACGACGCAGCCACACTACCTCACCCTTCACCTTACGAAGCTCAGACCTCAGAGAGGATATATCACGCTTCATCTCAGTGATCATTGCTAACAGCATTGATACCTTATCAACCTCCTCGGCGGGAACCCAATCACAACCACGCCACTGGCGATGGATACGATCGAATATCAATACCGCGCTCTTCATGTGGCGCATCGAATCAAACGCACGAAGCGCACGCCCCAATTCACACCTCAGGTTCTCGCGGATGTAGGTCACGACCTCGGACCGAGTAGGGTCTGCGTCGTGCCTCATCGGCGGCATCAGGCGGAACATGGCGCGGAGGGTGGAACCATTCTCTAGATAACTCATGGGAGAACCAAGGTACGTTCTCCCAGGACACCCGTCAAGTATCCAGAAGGAACTTCCAATCACGGTCCCAGAAAGTTCCGCGCCCCCCCCGCTATCTCCCCTAAAAGGGAGTCTTAATACTCCCTTAAAAGGGAGTCAAAAATAGCATCGCCGAGACGCTGCTGGGGCGTTTTAAGACGCCCCGCGCTCGGCGGCCATTTTTGAGAACCCCCGATTCCGGATTGCGAAACTCGGAAGCAGGGGATCCGGAGGGTAGGAGGTAGGGGTATCGGAGCACTGAAACCGGAATGGCTGGTCCGATGGATGGATATGGATGCCCAGCGCAAGCGCTGGAAGGGGTCTAGGAGGCGTCGGAGGGTACGGGAAGGGTGGAAGGACGGTAGGCGGGGTTATCGGGGCTCTGGCGGGGGAGCAGATCAGGCTCGAAAGTCAGCACATGGAAGTCGATCATGTGGCGGAGGTACGCTCCCCATGACCTGAACCCCAGTTCATTGGCCCGCTTCTGGAGAAGCGTGAGCATCCGATAGTCGATCTGGAATGAGGTTGTAGTGAGAGACGCATCACTCATTGGCCAACTCCTGTATGAGTACACGGAATGCAAGTTCAGCGGTATGCGGTACTACTCCATTTCCCAATAACCTTAACTCATCCGTTCTATTGTCACAGGTGACGCACAGCTCGGCATAGTCCAGCCCACTGGGAGGCCCATCAGGGTCTCCACCCAGCGGGGGTTCAGCTTGCCGCATCCCATTGCCTTCGCTTCCGCATCCGGCAGCATCGACGCCAGCTTCTCCCGATTCCCGGCTCCACCTGCAAGACCCGTCGGACCTCCCGTCACTCCCGCTGACGCTGGAGTCGGCCACGTCTCGGACTTCATCTGATTGCTCAGACCCACCTGCCTCGACTTGTCGCTCCTCCTGTCGCTCGCATCCGGTGTCGCCCACAACCCTGGGCGGCTCCCATCCGTACTGCTGCTCGCCGGGACGGCTGGGCCATGCACTTGATTTGATAGAGTCAGGTTGAACCCCTTCGGAAATGCTTCCGTTATTGTGTGGCCCTTCCACTCCCTGGCTGATGGCGTTGCCCACGTCTTGACCACCACCGTGGTCAGGCTCTCCTGACTGCCTTTCATGCCTCGGGACCGATCCTGAAAGCCCTGCCGCACCTCCGAGGCCACTGGCGACGGCCATTGAGCCATTGCATTGGGAAGCGTGTCTGCTGGGTGTCCCTTCCGTTCCTGTCTCCCGGAACCACTCTCTCCCTTGTAATCCCTTGTCGCAGCGGTGGGCCAAGATGAACACCCGTTTTCGCTGATGCGGTGCGCCGACTTCAGACGCGCTGAATATGCCCCACGTCGTTCGATAACCCATTCCTGCCAAGTCTTCGATGACGTCGGACAGCCCCAGGCTGATATGTCCTTCGACGTTCTCAAAGAAGCAGATCCGTGGTCTGAGAAGTCGAATGCCATCTGCAATCCACGGCCACAGGTGCCGCGGGTCTTGCTTTCCTTTGCGCTGACCGGCTGCGCTGAATGGCTGACATGGATATCCCCCAGTGAGGATGTCCACGCGGTCACGAAATGCTTCCCAAGGGAAGGTCTTAAGATTCGGCCAGATAGGTGCTGGGTCCATAAATCCCGCTTCCATTTTCGCAACCAGATTTGCGACGGCGAAGGCTTCGATCTCACAAAGAGCGACTGTGCGCAGATCTGGGATTGCTCGCTGGAGTCCAAGCTCAATGCCTCCGTATCCAGCGCATAGGCCAATGTGTGTAATTGCTTTGGTAGTATCCATGTGTCCATAGGGTTAAACGCTTTCGGGGGACACGAAGAAGTCAGATTCGTCTCCGTTCATCGTCACGCCGTTGGCCCATGTAAGGCCCCAGCATCCTTTAGTCGATGGGCAAACGATCAACCATTGACCGATTGAATCGCATACCACCCGATATAAGCGGTTCTTCCAATGCACAGTCTTGCCGGCCAGCACCGCCTCTTTGATCTCGTTGAGTTTCATGTCGGGACACACCATACCGCTCCATGCTCAGTCGTCAACAGGAAAAGTGAGGGAGATGGAAAGAATATTCTGGACCGCTCCATGCTCGGGGCTCGGGGGTTCCGGATTCCGGGTTTCCGAATTCCGAATCTGGTATGGGGTATGGGGTGCGGGGCATAGCCCGGCATGAGCGGCACATGAACGGGTAGGACATCGCGTGTCTCACCTGGTTGGACATTGGGTATCCTAAGGGGGGGCGAAACCTGGGGGCGAGGGTAGGGGAACTAGGTGACCGAGTAGGAAGGAAGGAAGGGGACCGAGTGGACGCCGAATCCGGGCAACAAAAAACCCCTAGGGGGAACCTAGGGGTGGAGGGGGAATGATTGGCCTACTTGTCAGCCATTGCCAGCGAGAGCGCTTAGCGCCATCAACGCAACGAAGAGGGCCGCAAGGAGGAGATAACCCAAGGCGCGGAATAAATCGCTCACAGTGCGGCCTCCCAGTTCTCCTCAATCCAGCGGTGAATGGTTTCGACAGTCTCGTCGCAGTCGCAGTGAACGCCGCAGCCTGTCGGGTTCTGGACGCGATCAAACCGGAGTTCCACGAACTCTCCAAAGCGGGATTCGATCATCTCTTCAAGGTTGTCCAGAATGCGGGACACGTCGCGAACTGTCGCGGAGCTTCCCCAGTAGGAAGGCTCCGTCGGGAGTTGGATTAAAACGGATTTCATCGGTTCAAAAGAGTTGAATGATTATCCCGCCGTCGAATTCCACAACCTGCGTTTGCTCGCGCAGCCATTCCAGAGCCTCGGATTCATCCGCGAACTCTTGGCCGTATTCCTTCGACGCAACGATGGCGCTGTCATGCTCCGCCCACTCGCAACAAATGCCCACGGGGTCTAGCTCAAGCTCAACGCCGCAGGAATCCTCGTATTCTTCGAGGTACTCAAAGAGCGCGAAAAGAGCGGGGCGGGAGAACTGGGTTTCCCTCCCGCAGGCGCGGAAAGCTTCGACGAATTGGTAACTGGTTACTGTGGTTTTCATGATGTTTGAATCGAGCGTTGATCGCCCGCCATTCCCTACCAGTTGCCCGATAGGGAAGCGCGGGGAATCAGCGACGGATGATCCCTGCGGCCCGCATAGCCTTGCGCCAGTACTTCAGGCGGCGCGGAGGATTCGACCGGTCGAAATGAAGAGACTCGGTGCGGATGCTGCCGTCACGGAAGTTCTCATCACCGTAAGTCGAGAGCCACTCAAAAGCCTCACCACGGGGCGGATAACACGAAGGCACGGGATGATCGCGCATAAGCGAAACCAGCTCGCGGAAGCTCACAGGCTCCGAGATGGACACGAAACCGGACTCGGCAGCTTCTCCGTCCTCCGCAGATTCAGGCGTGACGGTTTCAAAGGTGCGGGAGATGAGGATCACAGAGCACCTCCTTCGATTTCCTTCATGATCGCCCGAAGCGCCGTGTCAATGTGGGAGTTCTGAAGGTAAACCCACGTGTCCATCGAACCGGCGGCGCGATTCACGGAATAGAACAGGTCCCAGCGGAGCCGCTTTTCAATGTCCTTCGCCTTCCCTTCCTTACGGATAAATTCCCGGTGCGCGGGGATGCGGGAAGCAAGCGGGCGGCAGGAATCGAGCAACCAAGTGTAGTGTTCGGGGCGCATCTTCACAGGGCACCTCCGATGAAGAACTGCGCGAAGCAGTAGGCCAAGGCACCGAGGACGATGGCGCAGGCGATGAGGAGGGCCAGCGCTTGGATGAGGGATTTGAGGGATTTCATGATTTGAGAACCGGCCACTATGGCCGGACCAGAGGGATCACCCTTGCGGGTAATCCACCGGATCCGGTCACTTAAGCACTTCCAAGCGATCGCAGTCGAAAAGGGAACGGGCTCGCTTGACGGTCGCGAGCAAATCGAAAGAGCCCCAACGCCAAGGCACTAATACTTCCCCGTCGCCGCCGGCCTCGACGATACGGTACCGGTATTGTCCGGATTGCGGTTCACACTCGATTTGAAGAATGGAGATCATGTCGACGACAGGATGCGACAGGATGCGACACCCGTCAACAAGGAATTGATCGCTTGAAGGGGAAAGCCCAAAGGGGGGGCATGGCGAAGTCAAAAGTGGTTGCCCTGGAGCCCCTGGCAAAGGGGGTAGGACATGCAGTGTCTGAGGGGGGGAAGGGTAGGTTGAGGGCAAGGCCTGAGAGGGGCACGAAAATGCGCCTGTCAGATGAAGTAAAAAGAAAGGCGCTTGAAGCTGCGCAGTACGGGATGCCGATCGATCGGATAGCAATCCTTTGTGGGTTCCCCGCGGGCAATCAAACCCAGTGGGCGCGATGGATCAATGCCAACCCTTCCTTCCAGATGGAGTTGGACCAAGCTAGGGCAGAGGGGGAATTGACTCTGCAACGCCGCATCATCAATGGGGAGTCGAACTGGCAATCGGCAGGTTGGATGCTTGAGAGAACCCGCGG